TTTTAATTTTCCATTCCCCTGTAGTTGTATCTGTTTCACCAAAATCTGAAGCAGCATATTGAGTTCCATCTATCCAATGAACATGGCTCATTATTCCATTAAATTCATATAGAGCTTCTCCTCTACCACCTAACCACATATTATTATCTGAACCAGTATTATTCATAGAAAAATCTTGATTTAAAGTTGGATATGTTTCTGTCATAAATGAAGTAACTTGTACTCCATTTATATAAAATTTTAGTCTATTTTCTGCTGTTGCTTGTGTAGTATCAATACCTACAACATAGTGATAATATCCTGATGTATCTCTAAATACATTATTAGATTCAATTCTTGGAGTTCCCCCAGTTTCAATAATAAAACAACCACTAGCACTATTAAAACCTAATTTAAAAGTAGAACCTGATGAATAAGTACCACCTGCACTTAATAGCCATGCTTCACCTAAACCAGTTCTTTTTATCCAAGCTGAAAATGTAGCTTTTCTTCTACTTCCTGCTACTGATACTGTTCTTCCTATTCTTGTATTAGCCATGATTAATTAAATTGTCCTCCACCTGATGCTCCATGAGATATTGTTATTGTAAATTCTCTTGCTGCTCCAGCTTGTGCTTCTGCATCTGTTGGAGTTACTTCAAAAGTATAAGTTGTTGTTGCTGTACTTCCTGTTTCTGTTCCACTTATAATTCCTGTAGCACTTGCAATTGTAACACCACCTGGAAAAGTTCCAGAGGTTTTTGCATAAGTAACTGCACTATCTGAAGTAGCTACAACTGTAAAAGATACACTTCCTAAAGCAGCTACAGTTCCTAAAGAACCTGCTGCAGTTGTCCATGTAGGAGCTGTGCTTGATTGTAAAATTGCGTTAGCTGACATTCCAGCATTACCATCTGGATTCTCAACTCTAACTCGGTAATCTCCAAGAGGTAAATCGAAGGTTGCCGAGATAGAGGTTGCACTTGCCCAAGAAACTACTGAAGCTCTTGTATATGCATTTGTTGAACTTACTGCTTCTACAATTGGTACATGAGTAGAATCACTTGCAAAATTAGTTCCTGTAATTGTAACACTTGTTGCTACACTTGGAGGAATAATTGCACTTACTGCAGTTACAGTTGGTTTTGCTTCTACTGCATCTATCCAACTTAATTGATTTGATGATGTTCCATCACTTGATAAAACTTGTCCACTTGTTCCTACTCCTGTAGGAAGTGTTAAAGTATATCCAGCACCTGCTGAATGAGCAGGACTTTCAATATGTACTGCATGAGTATTTTGTTCACAATTTAAAGTTAACTTACCAGCAGCACTTGCACCATCACCTTTAATTTCTAAGCCAGGTGTAAATTCTGTTTTAGCATTTGTAATATTATCAGCTTTAACTTTTGCAGTTTCAACTGCATCAGTTGCAATCTTAGAAGCAATAACAACACCATCTTCAATATCACCTGAAGTTAATACTGCGTTGCTTGGAGTTCTTCCAACATATGCCATATATATTATTTCCTTAAATTATTATGCTGAGATAGTATCTACAACACTTGTAATTATATCAACAGAAGTTGCAGCAGAAGCATAAGCTTCAACTGAATCACCAGTTTGTAATACAACTTTAGAGCCACCATCTATTAATTCTAAAGAACCACCTGTAGGGATAGGTGCATCTTTAATAATAAAATATGTGTCACTTCCATTTTTAACATAGACAGAAATATTAACTGCAGTACCAGAAGTGTTTGCACATCTAATACCTATGATAGCATCATCTGAATTAGCTGCTGCTCTCAATACTGTTGGAGAACCAACTAAAGTTATGTCTTGTTTTAAATATCTTTCAAAATCTTGTGCCATAGAATTATCCTAATTATACCTTTTTTTAATCATATTGTCAACAGAACTTATAAAGCAATAGCCATAGCTACAGCAAAACCTGCTGAAGCTTTAGCACTTATTTGAGCTTGTATATCTGAAGTTACACCATTTAAATAACCAAATTCAGTATTATCTACTGAACCATCTCCAACTAGGTTGGCATTTAACCTGTTAGAAGAATCTATTGTAGCTTGTTTAGTATCTATTTGGTCTTGAGCATTAGATGATAAGCTATTAATAAATTGAAATTCTGAGTCTGTTACTGTTCCATCTGCTATTTTTGTAGCATCTATTCCAGAAGCTAAAGTAGTTACTCCTTCTTTAGTTGAAGTAAATGCACCACTTATAGCTTTATTTTTCCAAACACTTGCAGCATTGTCATAAATAAAATAATTAGCATCTGCTTCACTAGCAAGTGTAACATCTGTTAGTTCACCTAATTGGTCTCTAGATGCTGTTGAATTATCTACATAAGCTGTAGTTGCAAGTCTTGTTGAATTATTTCCTGCTACTTGAGTAGGAGCTGTAGGATTTCCAGTTAAAGCTGGAGAAGCTAAAGCTGCTTTTAAATCTAATTGTGTTTGAATATCTGAAGTTAATCCATCTAGTCTTTGAAACTCTGCATCACTTACTGAACCATCTGCAATCTTTGAAGCATCAATAGCTGCTGCTGCTTTAATATTTGCATTAGCTAAATTTGTAATTGAGTTACCTGTAGCATCTACATCAATTGTTTTATTTGTAAATGTAGTAACACTACTTGGTGTAACAGAATGTTCTTGTGCATCTACATAAGTTTTAATAGCTTTAGCAGAAGCTAAAGTAGTATCAGTTGCAGCAACTGCTGTTAAATCTGTATCAAGAACACCTGAAGCTAAATCTGCAACTTCAAGATTTGAAATACTATTACCAGTACCATTTGCATCAATTGTTTTATTTGTAAATGTTGTAGTACTACTTGGTGTAACACTTGAAACATTATTATCTATATAAGCTTTAATAGATTGTTGTGAAGCAACTGCTATAGCTGAATCAGAAGATAAAGTATCTTCATCTAAGAAAGCTGTACCACTAAGAGTTCCATTTAAAACTGGACTTGTTAATGTTTTTAATGATAAAGTTTGTGCAGTTGTTTTGTCAACTGTTATTGCTGTATCAATAATTAAATTTGGTATTGGTCCTGTTAAAGATGTTCCACTTAAACCATTTCCAACTGTAATAGCAGTAAGGTCTCCTTCAGGAATTGCAGCTATAGCAGCTTTAATTGCTTTTGCTGAAGCTAGTGTATCATCATTTGCTGAGACAGTAGTTAAATCTGTATCTATAGATGTAATAGCAGTAGAACCACTAACAACTAAACCATCTAAAGTTACTGTACCATCAAAGAATGCATCTTTAAATTTTAAAGCTGTAGTTCCTAAATCAATATCATTATTTACTGAAGGAACTATTAAGCCATCAGAAACTTTAAATTGTTCTGTAGCTACTGCACCAACATTAATATAAAATTCTAACTCAGCATTTGCTGTATCAGTTAAAATTTTATTTAAAGGTGTTGCAAGATTTGCGTCACCAATTAATCCAATTACTGGACCATTAGCTGCAGTACCATCATGTTTATGTCCAGTTGTATTTACAAAAGCTGAAACTAAAGCATCAAATTCATTATTTAAATCTACTGCATCAATTGTAAGAGTATCTACTATTTTTGCTGAACTCTGTCGTACATATCCTGCCATGTTATCTTCTTCCTCCTGCTATAAATGAAACAAATAATCCATTGACTGCATATGCAGCATTTGTATCATTACTAAAAAATCTAAAATTATTTGAGAAACCACTTCCTGTTACTATCATTCTTTTACTTGGTAAAGTTACTGCACCATAAACTCCAGTTCCATATATAGCAGAACCATATAAAGATGTAGCAGCTAAAGAACCTACATTAACTGCACCAGGTTGAGGAACAGTTGTAGATTCAAAATCATATCTAATTCTCATTTGTAAATCTGGTTGTGTTCCTTCTGGTTTAATATTTGCTTTAACAGCATAAAGACTTTTTCTTAAACCATTGTCACCATAATCCATATCTGGTGTTTGAAATTTTGCATCTATGTTTGCTGTATCAAAATTATTACCACTATCTATTTGATAAATGTAACCATTTTCATTTGCACCAAATTTTACTTCTTCATTTGAATTATTTAAACCTGAAGTACAAACTTTAATATCCATACCTTTTGTTTCACTCCATTCAAATGCAGGAACTCCTTGTTCATCAAATTTAAAAGTTCCTATAATTCCTTTTTGTCCTGCTTGTGATTGACCTGACCTATGATAAAATAATCTATATTGACTTCTTTCTCTAATAACCATACTAGAGATAGAATATTGTGCAATACTTGATAATAAAGTATTTATTAAAGGTAAAATCTTTCTACTAATTGAACCAATTTCTATATCATCAATTCTAGCTGTACCAGCAACTGTTCTTAATCCATCAGGTGCTAGGAAGATTAAATCTCCACCTATTTCTTGAATTGAATTTCCATTTACACAACCTATATTTTTGGTTATAGACTTAAGTATAGGGGTAGAATCAAGACTTGTCAACTCAAATAAACTGTTTTTACAGAATATAATTAAACTATTTCTAAAGACTTTAACACCTACAATAATATCTCCTACATCTATTTCACCTGCAGAAGACCCAGTAAAATCATAAGGTTCTAATCTAGAACTATAAGCTACTGTACTTGTTGAAGCTGATTGTCCTGCAACCACTAATCTTTCTGAAAATATCCCACATACTTTAGGATTAGTAGGAGCTGACCTCGTTAATTCTTCAAAATAAAAAGTATTAACTCCACCTACAATCTTTATTTGAAATTCAGCTATCTTATTAGTACCATCAGTAATATATAAACTACCATAAATACCATCTGATTCAAAAGTATCAAATTGATTATTAGTTTGATTTGTTCTATTAATAGTAGTAGCAGCAGCTAAACTTCCTGCAACTATACCACTTTTTTGAACAGCAACTCCTGATACTGAAGCTACAACACTATAATCTAATGTTAATTCTGTATCATTTGTTATAGATAAAACTCTATATTTAATACTATTAATTTGTATTCTATCATTAACAGCAAATTCTGTTGTAAATAATGTACCTGTTCCTGTAACTGTAGCTGAACTTGCAGTAACTGCAACTGTTCCTGTCTTACTTACATAAGTATCTTTATTAACTTGAAGCCAAGTAATACCATCACTTGACCAATAAATATTTGCACCTTGACAAGCTACAACTCCATTAGCATAAGAAACAATTCCTTCAATAGAATCTGTAGCTACTCCTGAAGGTACTGTTGCACTTCCAGCACCCCATTTAGTATAACCATTAATTCTTCTATAACCACCTGTTGTAGATGATTCAAAATTTTCTAATATAGTTGCAGCACCAGGGGTTCTAAATAAAGCATGACTACTTGATACTAAATCTAATCCTCCTGCAACTGTAATAGAAGCACCTTGTGTTGGCATATATTTTTAATCCTTATGGTAGTAAGTATGTAAATCTTACATCCGACATATATTGTGGCTGTGGTGAATTTAAATTATCAGCCATATTTTGTAATCCTTTTTTATATTCATCTAAAGCTAATTGCGATTGTGCAATATTATCTTTAAATTGATATAAATAATATCTAGCTCTTGCTAGTAAAACTGGTTTGTATTGTTCTGGGAATAGAACTGTATCTGTATCTGCTGCTAAAGCAGTAGGTCTATTATATGCAAAGAAATGTATATTATAAATTTTATTAGGTATTGGAGATAATCCAAATCTTCTACCATCAGAACTTCTTATAACTCTTAATGGTGTAGCATAACTACCAGTTCTTGCATTAGCTTCTTCTGAAGAAGAGTAGTTAGTTCTCCATGTTGTTAAAGTTGTGAAATCTAATTTATTATTTGTGTAAGGGGAATTAGTATCTACAAGAGTAAACATATTCCAGTTTACTGAATCAAAATCAGCATCTATATTTGCTGAACCTGCTTTGCATAAATACCATCTTTGTCCAACGACTGTTGGTACAATTGTATTTCCATAATAAGGGTCATCAGGTACATCTGTACTTAACCATGACCAATCATCTACAGAATCTACAATATCAAAATAAGCTCGGTTAACTACATTAGCTACTTGTTTTTGTATTCCAACTCCAGTAGCAACTGTAGAAACTTCAGGTTCATTTAACTCTACTAATAATTCGTTTACAAATGTCTTATAAGTT